CAGTGTCCTGCACCAATTTAGTGCCCTTCAGGATGCCGTTGATTGCGCTTTCAATGGGGGAGCCGTTTCCGGATTGAAACGACGCGTTGTAGTTTCCATCCGGAATGAGCAGCGTGTACTGGTTGTCGTAGTTGTCCACGTCTTTGCCCTTCCATTGAAAAATGATGCAGTTGTTTTCGTACTGTTGGCTGATGGCATAATACGTCAACGGCAATTCATACGTTGCCACGCTCATGCTGGTGACGTTTTCAAACTTGTAGGGAATGTTGAACACAAAATCCGTGCTTCTGCTGGAGTAGTAGTTGCTGCGGAACCGCGAGTCCACGTTCAGCGCGCGCTTAATGGTGGACATGGCAATGGGGTTCACAATGCCGGGAGGAGCGCCCGTCAGCGCGGTCTTCCCATTTTTGAAGTTGCCGGCAATGCCCGCCTGGTCGGACGGCCGCGTTATCAAGAAGCTGTCGCCGTGTTCTTCCACGTCGTTTTTCAGTTGCATGAATTTCGTGGGACCGGGTGCCGGCGCGCTCGCTTTTATTGCCGCAGTAATGGTTGAAGTCAGTTTCCCAGACCCAGCATTAGACCCAGCATTAGACACAGCATTAGACCCAGACCCAGACCCAATCCCGTTTTCAAACAGCTCCTTGGTTGTGTTGCGAGACTGTGACAACCGGCCCACCGCCTTGTTCAAAAAGTCGTGTATTTTCCCTTTGGTGACGGGACCCAGTTTGGGGTCCGCCTGTATTTTCTTTTTCAGGTCATTGCAACTGCGGTCCACGGATGTGGCATCGGAATTGTCGTCCACCCCAAAAAAATTCAGTAACTCTCTCAATGAATAATTGCTGACATTCAAATCAAACAGCTGCGACATTTTGAACTACTATGAACTACTATGAACTACTATGACAGTGTATATAAAATTGCATTTATTTTTATATACTATTTTTGACAATTTAACGACCCATGCGCATGCGACCCGATTTCCTAAATGTGCGCAAACAAACACACGTCCGCTCGCCCCCCCCCCTCGTCCCCCTCACTGCGTCATTCCTCCTCTTATCCACACGACCGGCACCCTCCCGACGATTTGATATTGATGAGGCGAGTCACGCTAAACCGGTTGGCACTGGTTACGGGAACAGGAGCCTTGGAAGCCGGGGCAGGGCCCCGAGAAACGGGCGCATATGCCTGTGCTTGTGCCTGTGCCTGTGCTTGTGCCTGTGCCTGTGCCTGTGCCTGTGCCGGTCTTCGAACGAACGCAAAATTGTAATTTGAAGCCATTATTGTGTGTTTTGTTAATATGTTTTTGTTATATGTTTTAATATAACAATAAAAAATTTGCGTGGTCATTTGTTATTCGCCAAATTGCAACTGCAACTTAAACCGAGTTCAAGCACATGGTGTAAAGAAGGCGGTTGCTGAAGTAGCCAATGGAGTTCATGAGGAGCATCGTCCAAAACATGGAATTGGTGACAGCATACAACTTGCCCCCAGAGGAGACGACCTTGAAGAGGGCAAAAAACACGTTCAGCACCACGGAGAGGGCCGAAAACACCATGAGCCAGTAAAACCAGGCGCAGTATTGGCGGTTGGTGAAGGGGGCGAACCAGCCCCCCATGGAATGCGGGTCAGTGAGTTGCACAACGGCGGAGTTCATTTTACAGTAATTCGATTTATAAAATGAACACAGAAAATAAATAAAAATTGCTTCAAAGTGGGATGCAAAAGCACCCGTTGTCCCGATGGCTCTGCGCGATGCCGAACTTCTTCGTTTTGTTGCCCTCCACCGGAACCGCAGCCGGCACCGACTGTGTGCGGTAAGGGCCGCGTCCCTTGATGCGCGCCAAATAGCGTGCATACGAACCATGCTTAATGTCCACGCCCTGGCTTGCAGCCGAGCACGAGCCCGGACGCATCCGGGTGATGGACGTTTTCGTGGAGCTGGCGTTGTAGCTGGGCACATTGCGATGCACTTGGCCCGGTTCCGCGCGGTCGCTGCCCTGGTACCAGTTCACGAACCCGTATTTGGCAACCGGTTTTGTGTACACATTCAGTCCTGCCAGATTCTCTAAATACTCCGACTGCGAGACGCGCACCGTGTTTTGGATGCGGCGCTGTGTGGCATCGGCCGAGCAGCGAGCACTGTTATCGCAGCCGTAGCACCCCCTGCACCGGTGGTACACAAACCAGCTCACCTCGTTGCCCGATAAATCCACGCACTGGTCGCAGTAGTACACATTTGGCGTGCGTTCATTTGCCAATTGGACTCCTGTTATGTCTCGTTCCATTTCATTGGGATTTAAATACGTGTGGTAATCAAAGTTGGTGTCGTAAAATTGAGTGCCTTGATTGCCTTGATTCTCTTGAGTGCCTTGATTCTCTTGAGTGCCTTGATTCTCTTGAGTGCCTTGATTCATTGCGTGTCGCGTGGTGATTGTGATTCCTATATTATATTGCTTTTTATATTATATTATTTTTAAAAATTGAATGAATTTTGACCGTGTCAAGTGGAAAAACAGAGAAACCAATCCCCATCAATGACGGATAAAGAAGAACATGTTGTTAAACCAATCAACCCTGAAACCAACGCCAGCGCCACTACCACGACCATAATAACCAGTCAGGTCCCCGGATTCTACAAATGCGGCCACTGCGCCCTGCATTTCAAAACCCGGTCCCGCTTCCGAACCCATGAAGCGACCTGCCTGTCGTTGAAACAAATTCGCGCCCGGGCGACATTTGCGTCAGATGAATCCGGCGTGTCCATGCAGGACCTCTTTGCGCTTGTGCAGCAGCTGGCCCTGCGGCTGGAAACCGCCGAGCACGAACTCGGCGTTGTGAAACGCCAACAACGAGAGCAATTGAAACGGCAGCACAATTCCGAGAACAAAATCCACCGCGACAACCTGCTGCAATGGTTGAATGAACTGCCGGCCCACGACGCCCACGCCCAGCGCCAGCCGTTTTCAGAGTGGTTGGCTGCCATTCCTCCCATCACTCGTGAGCACTTGACCCTCGTGTTTCATCACGGCTTCATGGACGGCATGTGCGCCATCATTGCATCCATTGCCGCCGCTGCATCATCCTGCGCGATTTGCGCCTATGACGAAGCTCCCGACACGTTGTTCGTGTATGATGAAGTGCAAGACCAATGCCAAGACCAATACCACCACCACCAAGCAAAATGGCGCCCCATGACGCGGGCCGAGTTTGAAAAGTTCATCAACCGCATGCAGAAGCTGCTGATGAACGAGTTTGTGGCTTGGCAACAAGAAAACAAGGAGCACTGGCACAACCCCGATTTTGCCGAGAAGTATGACACCAACTTGCTCAAAGTCACGGGCAGCGGCAAAGCCAAGAGCGGCGGCTGCTCCAATCGCGACATGCTGATGACCCGCATGAAGCCAAAGGTTTTCGCAGCCATCAAACGGTCGGCCAACGCGGAATCAAATTAAAAACAGAATCAATCAATGAAAAATCATTATTCTAACTGAACATTTTTTTTGTTCATTTTGAATCCCTCACGATGCGGGTTGGTGGGAACCGGGGTGGAGTTGTTGTCGTCATGGTGCGATTTTTTGAACAAGCGCAGTCGTCAAACAGAACAGTGTGCCGCCCCACAGCGTGTCCATGACCGCCGTTGTTAGCTGCCACTTGGACAGCAGCGCCAGGTTCGTGAAGTCGTACACGCCATACACAACAAGACCCAGCAAGAACGCGTCCTGGGCCGACCGTCCGGGCCGGATGATGAAGTAGTTGATTCCGAATATGAGGAACACGTAGGTCACGATTGCGCCGAACAGGTTGACCACCATGGGCGACCCCTGCACCGCTGCAATCTGGCGCGCAAAGTGGCCCTTAATCACGGTCAAATACGCAAAGTCGATGGCGACCAGTCCCAGCGCGGACACGAGCATTTTGTACGGTTGATTCTGCATGGTGTGTGCGGTTATGCATTATTCAGACATAAAAATATATTTATGAAATGCATTTAAAGCATGCACACCATATTCAGTCATCTGCAATCCAAGCAACCCCTCCACAACACAACCCCAACACACAACAATGACTACCGCCACATCAACCCGGCCCATGTCAACAAAACTATACGATGCTGCGTGCGTCGCAGCCGAGAAGGCACGCGTTCTACGAGACAAGGCCAAGGCCAATGAAACCCGATTCAATGCCGCCAAGCTGAGCGTGTCGGATGAGCTGTATTGGTATAATAACAACACCAACTGGTCTGCGCTGACTCGCAAGGAGTTCCGCGACATCATGACCCGCATGGAGTCAATCACCGCACAGTTTTACGACGACTTTGGCGAGTGCGTGTATCCCAACCGCAGCGCGGCAATCCGGAAGTTCTGGGCCGACGAGTGGGACTGCGAATACCTGCCTGAGTCCGGCGAGTGGTGGAGCTTGTCTAGCAACGAGCGCATTGAGAGCGAGACGGAGAAGAAGGCCAAGCGCGATGCCGCAAAGGCCGCAAAAGCCGAGAAGGCTCAAGCAAAAGCTGAAAAAGCCGCAAAGAAGGCTCAAGCAAAAGCTGAAAAAGCCGAAAAGAAGGAAAAACAGCAACAAACCGCCCAATGCAATGACGAGGAGGATGAACTCTATAGGCAAGCGCTGTCGAGGCAACACTCTTTTGACAATCGGGAGGACACGCAGTATGCGAAGGATTTTGCACTGGCAAAAGCGGAAGAGCAACAACAGCAACAGCAATCATACGACGATTGGTTTGATGCGGAGGAGGAAGCGTATGCGGATGCGTATGCCAAGGCGAGGGCAGCAGAGGAAGCAAAAGAGCAAAAGGAGGCCCAGGCGTACTTGGACCAATGTTCCGCTGCCACTCGCATAACGTGCCAGCCGGTGCTTTACTTCGAGGAGCTGACTGACGTTGAAGGAGACCCCGATTGGCGCGCATACATCTACTACGACGAGCGCATCCGTCGCTACGTGTTCAAAGGCACGCGTCGTTCCCTCCGCGCAACCAGCAAGAAGACGTCGTATCCTGAAGTCAAGCTGTGCTTTCGTTCGTCCGGAGAGCTGGCCAGCTTCCTGCATTCATCCACCGAGACGCTGAATATCAGCATGTTTGCCATGGCCAGTGCAACCGTCAGGGACGCCACGTTTGCCGAGCTCTACGCGCTCCCCGCCCGTGGCTGCAGGACGGAGCTGTTTGGCTACGACCAAACCCGTCCCCGGTATTCCACATTTGTGAATTATTTGAGGACGCTGCGTGACGTGGATGCCAGCCATTCCACGTTTGCTGCATTCTAGACGCGATGCAATAAAAACGTGTGAAAAAAAATAATATAAATTATATGTAAATAGGCATACACATAATTACAAAATGGCAAACCCGTGTCCGGATGGCCAAGTCATGGACAAGACCACGAAGGAATGCAGGCCGCCCTTGAAGCGCGGAAGAAAGACGGGCAGCACGAATGCCCCCAATGCAAGCGCAAAGGCAACCCTGAAATCAAAAAACCCGTGTCCGGATGGCCAAGTCATGGACAAGAAGACAAAGGGATGCAGGCCGCCCTTGAAGCGCGGAAGAACGGCCAAGCGGGCTTCAAAGAGTCCAAGCAAGAGTCCAAGCAAGAGTCCAAGCAAGAGTCCAAGCAAGAGTCCAAGCAAGAGTCCCAGCAAGAGTCCCAAGAACGCAACTTTAGACAAGTACGGATTTGCCATTCCCGTTTTCAAGCCCAAGACGTACAAGGATGAAAAAACGTACAAGCAAACCAGCATGCTTGCATTTTCACAAAAGCGGTCTTAACCCCTTGCTGCATGTTTTCACGAGTTTTTAATAAAATGAAACACGTGAAATAAGCACACGAATTCAATGACAACCAAAGGTGATGGTGGAAGGCAGCTTCACGGACACATTGGGGTTGGGACACACGGCATTCACGCCCTTGACGATGTCCTTGAGCACAGGTTTGACTTGTGAGTAAGTTGGAACGGATGGCATTTTATAACATTCTGCTATATTTTATTTTTAAATACTAAAGTTGTGAAAATCGCAATATGTTTGGATTATATATTGCACACACACACACACACAATGTCTCAAAAAATGAAGATGAACTTTTACTTGGACTATCCAAAACACAGCTACTATGAAATAATGGTCAATCCAAACAAGGAGAGTCCAAACGGGCTCATTGCGTCCATTTTTCACAGGCTTTACCCACCGCATCTGCACACTTACAGCACCCTTGAACCCGCGTTTATTCACGTGCGCGAGGGGGCCACGCTGGACCCGGACAAAACGTTTGCCCAGAACGGCATTTCGAGCAACCTCGATGAAATTCCGGACATTCGCATTCGGCTAAAAATTCACATAACACCTTCTGTAAAATCGATTTGAAGGCATGCATGATGCACACAAAACGCGCATTATGCATAAACATTAAATACCAAAAACACACATGGCACGCACTTAAAACCGGATTTGGCCGCCGACCATGCCGCCGAAGCTGGGACGGCCGGACCAGCCGCCGCCCACCTGGCCTTGGACAAACAGGTTGCGGTTTTCATTGCCAACGGTCACGCGGCCGCTGCCGCTGTAGCCCTGGTTGTTGGCGTTGAATGACCCGGAAAAGCCGGAAGGAGAGGTGCGCGGGTTGGGGTTAGGGATGCTGATGGTTTGCATTGGATTAGCAGAGGGGTGTGGGGTTCAAAGGGGGGGTTATGACATGTGGTTAGAAAATATTTTTATATCATTTTTTTGAGTAATTGCTTTTTCGAATTTTTGCGTTTTTTTGTGTGTGCGTAGTATAGCATATACACCCAACACACATACCACACACACAAATCAAATCAAATGGGAGGCGGCGGCGTGATTCCGGTCGCCATGCACAACGGCGATTTATACTTCCTGTTCGGCCAAGAGAACGACGTCATCAAAGACGCGTCCAAAAACCAGGACTGGGGCGACTTCGGCGGCTCAGCTAAACCCGGCGAGTCCGAGATGGACACCTGCGTGCGCGAGGGCGCCGAGGAGCTGAACGGCTTTTACGGCAACAAGCGCGATTTTAGGGCGCTGCTCTTAAAGAACCAGGTCTTGAAGCTGACCTACGACACCCGCGTCACTTATTTAATGCGCGTGGACTACGACGAGCGCCTGCCGTTCTATTTTAATAATAATTATCGCTTCATCAAGGAAACCGCCAACCTGCGGTCCATTGCGGCGCACCCGGAGAACGGCTACTTTGAGAAGTCGCACGTGCGCTGGTTCACGCTGGCGGACTTGAAGCGCGAGCGCGGCGCGTTCCGCGAGTACTTCCGCAACTTCTTGGACATGATTCAATACCGCGCGCCCGAAATCCGGCGGCTGATGGACAAGCGAAGCAGCCACAAGCGAAGCAGCCACAAGCGAAGCAGCCACAAGCGAAGCACCCACAAGCGAAGCACCCACCGCAAACCCAATGCAAGTGGAACAAGGCGACGATAATCACGCTAATCAAATCATTTTCTTAACTTTAGAGTAAAAATCGCTCGTTGCCAAGTGATGAATGACGAGAATCACCACAATTGCGACGAGGGTGATGTAGGATGCAGGGTGCACGGGTTCCCCAATCACGTATCGGTTGATGAGCACCACCGACATGACGCTGCACACGATGAGCATGCATTGCAGAATAATGACGTTCTGCGTTTTGCCCCAATAATAAATGGTGGGGAACGAAACCAGGTTGGATGCCAATGACGCCGCGCACGAAATGGCAAGCAGCGTCAAAAAAGGGCTGCCCTTCAACATGCGACCAACATAGTTGGAGTATGAATTGAGCAATTCAGCAATTAACAAAAAAGTCAAACCGATGAAGAACCACATTTTACAAGCATACACTACAATGACATTAAATGTTGCCGTTTGGCGTTTAAATATTTGCATAATTTAGTGTTTGCAATAACTAAAACCATCATCATCACCACCACCACCACCACAAAAAATGATGCATGAAATCAGGACACGAAAACGGTCCAAGCCGTCTAACGCTAAAACCCTCCGCCGCAAGGACATTGCCGCCGGCATAAAGGACATCTCACTTTCAAAAGCCCGCGCCGATTTCGCCGCCCTGAAAGCCGTGCCTTGTTCCGCCATCAACCAGGCCGCAAAGGTGGGCAATGCAGTGATGGACCACTACTTTTTCGGGCACCGCCTCGCGGCCAAAACCAAGCGCGCCATTTCGTATTACGAGTGGATTAAAACCAACTGGAAGCGCAACGAGTCGGAGCACAGTTTCTATAAGTTCAACCGGGCACAGGGCAAAACCCTGGAAAAGGCGCGCTACGCGGTGTTCCGTCTGTATTACGGTGCCATTCACGGCTTCAAGCCGCTGGTCGCCAAGTGGATGTATTGCACGTATCAGCCGCGCACGGCCGTTCTGGACTTCTCGGCGGGTTGGGGCGGCCGCTGTCTGGGCGCCATGGCCCTCGGCATTCCGTATATAGGCATAGACACCAACGTGGACCTGCGCCCCGTTTATGAGCGCGTGGTCCGAGAGCTGGACCCCCCGAATCAAGCCGTGACCATGCGGTTCCAAGACGCAGCAACCGTGGATTATTCCAAGTTGAAATACGACATGGTGTTAACGTCGCCGCCCTACTTCAAGACGGTCAAACCCGTGGAGGACTACGCGCACATGCCGCACTACGCTGACCGCGCCGACTTCAACGCGCGCTTTCTGTTTCCCGTGATTCGCAACACGTTCTCCAACCTGGCACGCGGTGGCACGTATGCGCTCAACATTCCTGCTGACATGTATGCTGAAATCAAGGCTGCCGATATCTTGCCGGCCAGATTGCATGCCAAGCACCGCCTGTTCCTGCAGCCCCGCTTCGCCAAGGGCAACCCGAAAAACCCAGATGTCAAATACGAGGAATACATCTATGTGTGGAAGAAGCCTTAAAAAAATATATAGTTTTATGCTTTCCTTTTCTTTTCTTTTCTTTCCTTTCATGCCAATCATTTGATTTGCTTGAAGAATGAGTTGTCTCCGTGTAGGTCGTAGTGCTTCCCGGTGCGCACATCCACGTATCCAGCCGTGTCTGCACAGTTTTGAGCAGGCCATCCGTTTCCATACCAGTAATATCCTGTGATTTTGATGACGTTGTCGCGCAACACCATGACATGGTCGCCATACAATTTGGCATCTTCTTGGCATATTCGGTGGTAGTCCTCGATGGTGTGAAGGTTGCTCGAATGCACGCGCTGAAACCAGTTCCAATCCATGATGTGATGGGTTGCGTACAGTTTCGCCATGTTGATTGCTGTTGCGGTTGCGGTTGCTGTTGCTGTTGCTGTTGCTGTTGCTGTTGCTGAATACTAATAATAAAACAACGACGATTCAATTTTTTTTTATTATTTGGTGAATTTCTCTCGATGGTCAATGGCCAATGTTGGAAAAATTGAAAATAAAAACACCCGACACGACGACCTGCAGCAAGCATGACTGCATGACCAATAACAGACGCAATGAACCCGCATTCACGATATGCATCACAAGATACAATGACAAAACATGCGCAGAGAGAAATGCGTGGCTAGCCAACAATCCCGACTGTAAGTGCATTTACAAAAGTCCGGTTCCAATCAAGTCGCACATTCCTTATCAAGCGCCGGTGTTCGTTCTGGAGATGAACAATGACACCAACCAAATCATGGGCATTGGCCGCATCATCAACGAAATCCGCGCCGACCGCTCCTATCGGGTTTATGCAGACCAGAACTACAACCGATACACGTATCTGGGTCGCGCCCGTTTGGACCGCACCATCATCATGCAGTCCAGAGTGAATGCGCGCATCATTGAAACGCTGGAGCGCATGCTGTTTTACGGCGCCCGCCATGCCAAGCGTGGGCAGGGCATCGATGAGCTACCGATTCGCATCCTCAAGAACCGTCCAGGCTACAGCTTCATGCAATTCATATGCGGTTTATTCCAACAAGAGAATCCGCCCCAATGACATGGCCAGTTAAGGCAACAAACATTTTCACAAATTTTATTTTATACATTATAGGCAAAGCAACCCAAGGCAAAAGCAAAGCATGTATCCAGTCATTGTGTGCATAGCAAAAAAAGAGCAAGATTACATTGAAGAATTTGTGAATTATCATTTGCATTTGGGGTTCAAGCACATTTACATATACGACAATGAAGACACGCCCACGTATCAAGCGTTATTGCAAAAATACAAGGACATAACAGTGACCCATTTGCCATTCAATAATTACTACAAGGGGGTGCAATACATTGCATTGCAACAATTTGGTAAAACCCATTTGCATGCATCTGAAATAACTCATGTGGCACACATAGACATTGATGAATTCATTGTTTTAAAACGGCACAAAAACATATGTAAGTTCATTGATGAATACATCGTTGGCGATTGTCAAGGGATAGGCATGAATTGGCGTTTTTTTGGTTCATCTGGAAACACGCAAAAAACAAATGAACCAGTAACCGCTCGATTCACAATGTGTGAAAAAAACGGGAATGAACACATCAAAACGTTATTCAAAAAGGACAATTTCATCCGATTTAAAACCGTTCATGACATTTTGTTGCGAAGTGGGTGCATTAAATCAACCAATGGCCATGTGATAGACGGTCCATTCAACAATAAAATCGACCACAGCGTGATTCAACTCAATCATTACAAGTGCAAAACATTGCCCGAATTTAGATTCATCCGAACAAGACAGCGAGCTGATGTGAATCATGCCATAGTTGAAGACGTGGACCAGTTGTTTGAATTACATGACAAGAATGAGGTTGAAGAACGCACTGCTTGCAATTTTTACAAAAGAGTCTTGTGCCGACAAAATAATATGTCCGCATAATTCATATCGCCGTTTGCCTTTTACTGCAATGAAACCGCTCTCAGCATTTTTCATGTTTTTTTTGGTGGCACTGTTTTGCGCATATTTAGTGGGGCTTGGTTCGATAAAAGAAGGGTTTCAGTCCCATGCGTTCGCGTCGTGCCGAGGGAGCGGGTTTTCGAAGGAGTTCTGCCTGCAGAACCCGCCCATGCCGGGGCAGTGTCAGTGCCGCAACGGTGCCGTGGGCACGTTCATGCCAGGATTCAAAGGCCGGTGTGTTTGTCCGTATTAATTCCACCCACAAAACAATAATAAATAAATGCGAATGTATTATAGCATCAACAAACCAATACCAATAATACATTTTTCAACACCCACGTCTCTCGCGTCCTCAAAATGGAACCTCAAAACATTGATTTGGACATCACACACTACGACACGGACGAGCTGCTCGCCATGTTGAACTTGCAGGACCCCACCGAGGACGACATCATCAACGCGACAAACCGGTTGATTCAAAAGGCAACCGCAGACCGGCTGCCCAAGGTTGCCGCATTTTTCCAGGATGCGCAGGACACGCTGCTGGACGAGCTGGACAAGCAACCAGACCCAGACCCCTCACAAGCGCAACCACAAGAAGACGACCCCGAAGACCCGCAAGCGCAAGCGCAACCACAAGAAGAAGACCCCGCCGAAGACCTTGACCAAGAAGACAATGACGACCCCAGTGCCAATTCCAATCAACTGGGGCAGTGGTGGCGCAACCAGTATTTGAAACAGGCCGACAAGGTGCAGGCCGATAAGCCCGCCGACCGCAAGAACAAGATCCAAGTGCTGCAGGGGAACCAGCACATGCCGACCAAGCGAGAGAAACTGGGCATAAATGAGACGTACCAGGTGCCGGTTGCGCAAGGCACCCTAAACCCCAACCTGAAAAACACGGTGTCTCGGTTAATAAACATTGACAGCCAGTATCGCCAGATCATCACGCCAAATGCGGAGAACCCGCTCGGTCCCGCATCGCCGACCAATTACACGATTGACCTCACTGAAAACCTGACGAACGTGCTGTCCATCAAGTTGAACTCCGTCCAGATTCCGTATGCATGGTATGCCATTGACTACACTTCGGGAACCAACCTGCTGTTTTACAGAATCATTCAATCGCCCCCTTTGCCGTACACGCCGTTCATGGTTCCGCCAGGCAATTACACGCCCCTGCAGCTTCAAACCTACATGTTGGGTGTGGCGCCATTCAATAATGTGTCAGATAGTACAAGTCCATTCACCATTGATTATAGCTCGAACAGTGGCAAAATGAAGATTACAAACAAGAGCACCTACGCCTATGAAATTCTGTTTTTTGAACCGACGTATCATATTGATTACACGGTGCCACCCGGCATGAATGCACAGGACATTAACACGGCAATTGCTGCATCCAAGGTGAATTCCAATCTGGGCTGGCTGATGGGGTTCCGTGGCAATAACAAGGTGCCGGCATTCACCACCACCGTCACCGCCGAGCCCGTCACCTATTCCAACCCGCCCAACCAACTGTTGTACACGCTGCTCTCCAAATCATTCGCATCCACCACCATCGACACCACCGACATTATCTCTAACACGGGGCCACCCGTCGGCACACCCGGCACCACCACCACCACCACCACCACCACCACCACCACCCCTACCACTACCACCGCCATCACAACTACCATCACAGTCACCGTCACCGTCACCGTCGACAACTTCCTCTTCACCACGATCACCACCACCGAGACCACCACCGTCACCATGGTGCAATCATTTTTACCAATCACTTCAGAGGCGCTGGCCGACACCTACGGGCCCAAGTACATCATCTTAGTGGTGGACGATTACAACCAGAACCACTTGAACAAGGGGCTCGTCAACATTGCCACCAACGACACGAAGCTGAGTCTGCCGTCGTATTTCACGCCGGGGCAAAACATTGCGCTGCCGCCGTCGTATTTTGTGCCCGGGGCCATCCCGGTCATCTGCGACAATGCAGGCATTCCCACCTACGTGCAGTCCAACCCGCGCAAGCTCACGCAGGCCCAGATTTACACCATCAACACCATTCAGCAGGACCGCAACAACACCACAATCGACCGCTACACGGGGCCCACCACCACCGACGTGCTGGCGCTCATTCCGGTGAAGACGTATTCCCTGTTGCCGGGTCAGCCCTACATTGAGTTCGGCTCCTCGCTGCAAACCAACGAGCGCATTTACTTTGGCCCCGTCAACATTGAGCGCATGAAGATTCAGCTAATTGACGACAAGGGCAACATCCTGAACATGCACGGCAACGATTGGAGCATGACCATAATTTCCACTCATTTGTATGAATATTAAACATTAACTGCGACAACTATGATATAAAAAATAATGCACAGACATTGCAGCCACTGATGCCCCTAAACACAAGACCTTCATCAATAAAAAGATCATCCCCGCAGTCAAGAAAGCATTTCCCGTTGCCGAGCGCATTCTGCCCGTTGCCGCGACGTTCGTGCCGGCCCTTGCTCCCGCTGCCGTGGTTGTAGGTGCCATCGGCTCTCTCAGGAGAAAACGCATTTCGTCTCTGTTCGACATTTTTTATTATTGCAGTAATGTATTAATAAAACACCACACCGCACCCATGCCCAACATGAACGCAGTCCTGTTCTTGCTGCTACTCAACACAATCAATGCGATTCCCACCATTGGTCCCAATGCCCCCAATGCCCCCAATGACTGTGGGAACGGCATTTTCTGCGCCCCCCTGCAGACGTGCATGAGCAATGCAACGGGGGCGGGGTTGGTCCACGCGTGTTCCCCCCTCCCCCGCGCCGTCCGCTGCATGGACGCGCGCTTTTCGTGTCCTGCTTCCACCGCCTGCGCCGATAACTCCACTTGCGTGACCGCAACCGCAACCGCAACCGCAACCACAGTGATGGACGCCGTGGTCAACGTGGACGCGCACGAGGTTGCCGAGATGCGCGATTTTGGGTCCGGCATGAAGCCCACCGCATTGAGCGTGTGCGGTCCAATAACCGGCACCTTCCGTCTGCCCAATTTTTGCGCCTGCAAGGACGCCCGGTTTGGCGGCGAGCTCAGCTGCGCCATTGGTCTTCAAACTTACATGACCGTCGGCGCGTCGGCGTGGGTTTTACCGTGTGCATCCCCGGCCAACTTTGGATACCGGGCATGGGTGTCCATCCCCGGCGTGACAACCAAGAGCATTGGCAACACGTGGTCCGCGGCATTCACCATGAGCCAGCCCATTCCGGGTGCGTCATTTGAAATCGGGGTTGCCAGCGCGGGCGCCCGTGCCGAACTGTCGGGGGACATCAGCCGGTTCATCATAAGCACCCGGCTCGCCATCGGCGTGTGCGCCCGGCTGGGCATCGGCCCCTTCTCCAAGGAGTTGTGCAACCCGTCCGCGCTTCCATGGCTGCCCGTGACCGTCATCAATGGCCCCCGCTTCGATTTCAGCCGGTTCTGCTAGCCTCCCACCCACCCCAACCCCCTTTAAGCCCTTCGGCCCATTTATTATATAAATGCATCGAACTTTCCAAAAGTGTTTCGCGCATGTTGGTTTTTGGACATTTTTTTTGTCCATTTTCTCAGAATTCTGTACTCTTTTGCAACATGAACTTCAAAAAATAACAAAAACATTTCGATAGAAATAAACAAAATCACGAGAGCATTCATGGTCTCGCAACCAATCGCATGCTGAAGGGTCGAAAAATGGGCTTAAAAAAAAGCACCAGGGTGGCGACATCAGATGGCACCCCGCAGGCCCGGACCTACTAAAATTAGTGCTAACTCCTGCTAACGAACCAACGAGAGAGCGCTGCCGCACCAGTTACCTAGCAACCATTTTACCGCCCTTGAGCGGATTTGTCCGCTAGGGATACTAACAAATCAACGAGTTTTGCTAATTCCCAACGAATTTTACTAATTCCCAACGAGTTTTACTAATTTTCAACGAGTTCCTGCTAATTCCCAACGAGCTTTTACTAACGCTCGCCGAGTTTGGGCAAATTTCGCCGAGCGGGTGTGTTAAACCGGGGATAACAACTTAAACGCATAAATAATATGTGTTAATTATGCATGACATGAGCGAATTTCATTGCGATGTGTGCAATGTGGCATGTGCGTTCAAAAGTGATTATGAGCGACACATCTCATCGCAACGGCACATTAAAAAGGAAAAACAGAAGGAGAAAAATTTGGCAGACACCCAGTGCGAGTGCGGCAAGCGCTACAAGTTTGCGTCCAGCCTGATTTTTCACAGGAAGACGTGCGCCAAAGTGCGCCAACAGCAACAACACCAATCAATGCAGCTGATAGTGCATGACTTAGACAGCGACGCGGCAACTCAAAAAAAGGAACCAGCGTGGGAGCTGTCCGAGTTCAAGGACATGGTCATGACGATGCTGCAGGACAATCGCAACGCGTGCACGGCATATTGTGCGGTGGTGGACAACATGTCGTCCATCATCAAGGACATGATTCCCCGGCTGGGGAATGGCAACGTGGTCACCAACACGAACACCAGCAACAACAACACGCAGTTCAACCTGAACATGTTTTTGAACGAGGAGTGCAAAGACGCCATTAAGTTGAGCGACTTCGTGAAGACGCTGAACATCACGGTGAAGGACTTGGAGTACACGAAGACGAAGGGCATCGTGGAGGGCGTGGGCTCCATCATTGCGAACAACTTGCGCGGCATGGACATCCACAAGCGCCCCATCCACTGCACGGACGCCAAGCGCGAGACCATGTATGTCAAAGCCGACGAGTGGATCAAGGACGAGGGCCACGCGCACCTGCGCCAATTCATTTACCTGACGTCCTGCTACCAGACGCGGGTCATTCAGGACTGGATGAACGCGCACCCGGGCTGGGAGGTCAAGGACGCCATGCACACGGAGTATCAGGCCATTTGCAAGGAACTGTATAAGAATATAGAGTATGACGACAGCGCGCACAAGAAAATCATCAAGACGTTCATCAAGGATGTGGTGCAGCTGGACAAGCAGTTATTGACGACGCCAATGCACGGCTGCAGCTGAATCAAACGCACGGCTTAATTGGAACCCGACGCAAAATTTGGCCTACTAAACCATGGGGCGGAAGGCGTTGCATATGCTATGTCAGAATATGGGCTTTGGCTAGATGCATACACGGCTGCCACTCTGAACCCATAATTGCTTCCATTTGTCAATCCCGCGTGTTGTTGGTGATGGATTGTGAATGTTTTGACATTTTCGAGTGGTGGACAGAACCATTTTTTAAAATGACATACATATTGGTTCATATTTTTTTAAAAATTGATTATCATTATTGCAATTTAAAACGTGCTCATCATTGATATGCAAATGTCGCAGGAAGAAGCACCCCCAGTGGTGGAAGACACGGTCGTGGCGGCGGTTGTCCGTTCGTTCCACGAGCGTAGTCGCGCAGGCCAGATGAAATACGGGACCACGCTGGACCGCACGGACCTGACCCCGCTGCAGTGGGCGCAGCACATGCAGGAGGAACTCATGGACGCCATTCTGTATTTGGAACGGCTGAAACGAGAGATTGTCGCACGTAATTTGCACGAAAAATAAATCAACTCAATATAATATAAATCCAATCATGTTTTTATTCCGGATGCATTCTGTGGGCAGTGTGCGCCCCCGACCCCCCACTGCGGCAAACGCGGTCATTCGGTGGTGGAACAATCCGGGTTCGAATGAGGCGCAGCAGCCGTCGGAGCCGTCGGAGCCGTCGGAGCCGTCGGAGCCGTCGGAGCCGTCGGAGCCACAGACGTTTCAAGCCCCGACCGAAATGGAAGAAGACGTGGTCGTGATTCAGGAAGAGGAGATGGTGCTGATTCGCAAGGAACAACAGCAGGACCCTGCGCCAACCGCAGCGGCTCCGGTTGAACACGTCGCCCTCCCTGAAGCACAAGAAGCCCCGCAGCCCAAATGCACCGAACCGGAAACCACCGTGTCCGCCCCCGCGCCGTCAAAGAAGAAAAAGCAACAGAAGCGCCGGTGATTGCATTTTTTTTTTAGATTCAATGCATATGTGAATTGAATTTAAACACATCTCTGGTGAATTGAATAACTTGACAAAATGAATTTGGACACGGATTTAAGTGCATATTCTCTCGAAGAGCGCGCCCACATTGTGCGTCTGGGCATCTTCCTGCACGAGCAGGGGCGCGAGTTCTGGTTAAGCCACAATCAAACATCATCATCGGCGTCGTCGTCGTTGTCGGGCGAGTTTGCCGCGGCGCAACTGAAAGAGGAGCTGGACCACATGAAGGAGCGCCTGCACGCGGTGCGCGAGGAGGAGTTCAAGAAGGGCGAGCGCCGGGCGGAGGAGTACCGGCGCGAGGCGGAGCAGCGGCGGCGAGAGTGCGAGGCCGAGCGTGCCCGTTGCGACAGGTTGATTCAGGGCATCAATGCCGAGGTGGAACGCGCCAGCGCAGCGCGCGTGGATGAATTAGGAAAGCAGCTGGCCGCATCAAAAGCGAAGAACGAGTGGTACTACAACATGTACGAGGACAAGTCCAAGGGCAAGCACTACGAGGAGGAGCTGTATCCGAGGCTATTAGATTACAACGACAAGCACCTGAATTCGGTGTGGACCATCACGCACGTGGGCTCCGTGCTGAGCGAGAAGACGGACTTCCACTTCCGCCACAAGGAGCTGGGGATAACCGTGCTGCTGGACACGAAGAACAACCTGCCGACAAATCCGGTGGCAAACACGGCCGATTTCGAGCGCGACGTGCTGCGCAAGGAGACCAACGCCGTGGGCGGCATCATGCTGGCGAACGGCAGCATCTGCAACAAGAAGCGGTTTGAATTAAATAAGACCAAGGGCGGCAAGCACCTGGTGTTCGTGTCGGGGTTTGACCGCGACAACGTGGCGTTCGTGTTCATGCTGCTAGACTGGCTGCTTGAATTAGCGCAAAAAAAGGGTGAGGAAGCCGTGCAGCGTGGCACCCTGCAGAAGATTCTGATCACGAATTACCGCAGGGAGCTGGCGCAACTGGATGCATTGGATAAATCAAAAAAGGCGGCCCAGCGCGCCGTGGACGACATTGTGGCGGACTATCTCTCGTACTTCAACGAGGACATTGAAATGGCGTCCAAGTCGGAGGAGGTGGGGGCGAGCTCGGTGCGCGTGAAAGAAAAGACGTCGACCGAGGTGGTCAGCATCGACGCGTTGGAACAAGGGCGGCGCATCATTGGCACCCGCAGCAAGTACTACCTGACGTACGATGCGCCGGACCCGTGCATCCAGTACTTTAAGAGCAACTACGCGCGGAAGCAGAAGATGCTGCAGCTTTCAACGGAAAACTTGGTTCTAGAAGTGGATGCATGAATTCAATAAATATTCGTAGCATGTGGTATGAAGGCAAATTATAATATTACAATATTTCAACACATATCATTCAACATGAAACACAACACCAAAAAGGGTAGAATGTTCAAGTCAACCCGACATGGGAAAACGCGTCGGGTTCAGCGTGGTGGTGCGCCAATAAATTTAATGGAGAATGGTTCCGTTGTTGGCACATATGATGATGCAACCGGACTAGGCAGAGCAGAATACAAAGTAGGAATATATGAGGGGCAATTTCTAAATGGCGTGATCCATGGACAAGGAACACTGACATACGCAGATGGAGACGTTTACGAAGGCCAATGGCGTGATGACCAAATGAATGGACAAGGAAAAATGAAATACGCAGATGGAGACGTTTACGAAGGCCAATGGCGTGATGCTCAAATAAATGGACACGGCATCATGAAATATGAAAATGTAGCAGTATACGAAGGCGACTGGTTAAATGGCGAAAGGAATGGACGAGGCACAATTAAATATCACGATGGACGCGTTTACGAAGGCGCATGGCAGAATGATGAGAGGAATGGACACGGCATTATGACATACGCAGATGGACGCGTGTACGAAGGCAACTGGCAGAATAATCAAAGGAATGGACATGGTAAACTGACATCCGCAGATGGAAGCACGTATGTGGGAGGATGGTTGGATAATAAAAAGAATGGACAAGGCAAAGAGACACATCAAGATGGTACAATATATGAAGGCAATTGGGTTGATGATAAAATGAATGGACATGGAAGATACACATTTGCACCCACGCCTGGGGCTTCTGGACGTTCGGTGTATGTGGGAGAAATGCTGGATGGCAACTTCAGTGGACAAGGCACGAGGAAATATGACAATGGAGACGTGTATGTAGGCGAATGGCTCAATGATCAAAAGAGTGGAGAAGGCACCATGAGATACGCCGATGGGCGTGAATATGTGGGCAGATGGTTGAATGATGAAAGGAACGGACAAGGCAAAATCACAAATCCAAATGGTTCAATGTATGAAGGCGAATTCTTGAATAATGCAATGCATGGACAAGGAACATACACATTTGACAACGGAGACGTGTATGTGGGGAGACTAGAAAACGGTGATTTCACTGGGCAAGGCATCATGACATATGCAAATGGAGACGTATATGACGGCCAATGGGGGTCTGATGTTAAGAATGGACACGGCAAAATGAGATACGCGGATGGGAACTTATATGAAGGCACGTGGGATGCTAATTTTATGCATGGCCGCGGCAAAATGACATATGCAAATGGAGACTTATATGAAGGCCCATGGTATCGTGATAATCGGCATGGAGCAGACGGTGAAATGGTATATGCAGATGGACGCGTTTATGAAGGCGAATGGTGGAATGATAATATGCACGGAAACGGCACAATGAGAGATGCCAATGAAGACGTCATATATGAAGGTTTGTGGAGGGATAATCAGCAAAATCCACTTTTTAACCCCAATACGGGGGCATTGGCAGACAATGCTGAATACAACGCCACACTTGCAATGCGACCTCCCAAGATTTTTCCCATAAGTGATAATATGTTGTTCAAGAAGGACACTTATAAATACAAATACCATGATGTGATGGAACTGCGAGATAGACATGTGTTGGAAGCATTGGAAGAAGACCCTGATGCGATTGCCCTGAAGGTAAATAGAACTTACTATGTCATCTCAATTGATAATGTTATGAGAATCGCAAATAACAAAAATTACATTCAATACGAATGTCCCATTCTAGTGGACCTGAACGTGAACCAAGCCGATCTGGAACGAGTGATCAAAGATGAACCATATTTGTCCATACATGGCATGGGCATTGCACTTGTAGGCGTGGTGCCTTTGTTTGACATTTGGAGTGCCATCAACTCGGGTCGTAGAGCATTTGAACTCGTTGCAACAAGACGTGTATTGCTCAGCACTGCATCGCATCAAGTGATGTTCAAGTATGGGAGTTTGATGGCATCAAATCATTGCCAAAGTGGTATACCTGCCACAGTGTATGAAGTGCAGATGTTGCGAATAGAAGATAAACCTATTAATATTACAAGAAAGAGGAAACAATTCAGTATAAAAAAGAATGGAACAAAGAAACTGAATCGTGTAATAAATTTTATGCGTGGTGTCCGAAAGCCGTCCTATGTCCTAACCCGTGGGCGGTAGTATTATTTCGAATTTCTCTCGATATTAAGATTGGGATTTGTAGAAAGTGTTTGGGATTGCATCATGAGGATGACTGCGAGATGGCACATGTGAACCTTTGTTGATTGTTTTGTTGCGTGGTTGGAGAGATATTCTATAATATTGAATGAATAATATAAAAAGATGGCTACTTACCAAATGCATGGTTGTGATTGGCTTGTGCAAAGATGAATGACGGGTCGCCGCCTGTGATTTCGTGCAAAACATGGTTGATGCGTGCCCGTTAACATCTATACGGCAGAACACTTAAAGAGACGAATTCAAAATCAAAATCACGATTAAGATAAAATATGGCATATTAATAATATAAAGGCATTGTATAATTTATGACAAATGCCCGTGGTTGTTTCAATAACCCATCATATTTTTTCGTATCCATTTTTATTTAAAGTGGTTCAGCCGCTGGTTGAAAAAATGTCGCTATTTGATTTTGTCAAAACGATTGCTGCGACAAAATGAATTATTATTGTTTTAATTTCTCTTGTTATGAATGCATGCACTTACATTCATAAAATGATTTATAGTTTCTGCGGGGAGGACCCCCTTCAATGATGACACATGAATGACGGGTCGCCCGTGATTTCGCGCAACACATGGTCGATGTATGAACGTTGAACGGCATTGGCTTCGTAGTAGTTCCAATACGTGTCCTGGAGGCACAAGTCTGGGTATGGTTTATTGCCGGCGGCAACCACGTTTGCAAAATGCGTGATGGTGCATTGGTGGGCGTGTTCGGGATACTGATTTTTGACAAACGTGCCTTTACAGTTGAGATGTTTATATTCGGGACGGTTTGATTCAATCAGGAACGGTTTGCCTGGTTGAAGGTTGGCAGGACTGACAAGTTGAAGAGGTCGCATGTTTTGGATGCTTATTACATGATTATTGTTGATTTGGTTCAATTTTTATTGAATTTCTCTCAGATTATGGATTCAGATTTGCAGAATTGTTTGATTATTGTTGCGCCATTGCATCAAGACATGCATTATGTTGTCAATTTTATGGTTTTTGATTCGTAAGGTTGAGAGACATTCATTAAATTCAATGAAAATAAGAAGTGCATATTAACTTTAATTCACCATTTGTTTCAATAATTTGAACCCCTCTCGGTGGGGATTAGTGGGAACAGGCGTAGTTTTGTCATCATTTCCTCCATATTTTCCGGTTATTGAGTTCCACATGAAGAATGCGCCAATCAGCATAAAATAAACGCCGGAAATGCCTTCCAATGTTGAGTTTTTCAATCCACCGGTCAAGTATGCGCCGGCCCATGCTGCAAAAAAGTAAGTCACCATAATAATGACGGCAGTCGAAACTTGAACTTGGTTTCGCTTCCAGTAAGTGGCAATGGCCATGAGAGACAGTGGCGGCAGAATGGTGAGGAGGACAGTTCCTGCCGCAGTTTTAAAATTGGACACGATGCCAAGGACCAGCAATCCCGGGACCATGACTTCCGCGCCCGATTGACCAAGCGCTCCACCGGCTAAACCGGAAATGACACCCAGTCCCACGGTTGCCAAGGCATGATTCATTTGGGTGGTTTAAAGTTGCATAATATTTTATTTTATGAATTTCTCACAACGGCTCGGCGCGTCGTGCCTTTGAACGTTGGCAAGTTTTGCGAAAATGTTGGGGTTTTTGAACTCATCATTTGAGAGATATTCGGGGGTTTACCACCTTTATTATTTTTTAGCCCGTTTTTTACTGCATTTACCTGTTTTTCCCCAGACGCAATCTGACGGAGGGCATTCCTCTTTGGTTTTGTGCGATGGACAGTTCGCTTGTTGTGGTTGGGCTGATTTGGGTTGCACTGATTTGGGTTTAGAAGCCACCTTTCTGGTTTTCTGACCCTTTTTTGGAGAGGCAAGACTGGCCAAGGCAGCCTTTCGCGTGGCAACCTCCCGCTTCAGCGCATCCACCCTATCCATGGCCTGCTTTAATTCTGCCTCAACCCGCGAAAGCTCTTGCATGGCTTCTTCCCGCTGGAGCTGTCTCTTTCCGGTGGGAGAGGCAACCCGTTTTTGTCTGGAAATCCATCCAGCAAGCGGATGGTCAATCCGTTCCCTCGTTTCCTTGCCCTTTGGATCCATTGGAGAAATGAAATATGCGGGTCCTTCCTCTTCGGCCGCCTCTTCCCACTCAAAATGTTGGCCCTGGAACGGACCCCGCCTGTATTCCACCAGTTTAAGAATTTCTATGCCATCTTCATACGTGACCGGGCGATTCAGTTGGGCGCTTACGTATTTTATGCAATCCTCGTGATAAACGGGACCCCATCCCGAATCACCGTCATTTCCAATTGTTATCTCGGATGTAAATAAGTCGTTCCTTTCCCTGCCTTTGATCGGAAATCGGCCATACATGTCATCCCCCTCCACTGGTAAAATTTCATTCGTGTCTCTATCAAACGCCAAACCATTTCTTAACCAACTCAAATCAACGTTACTTAACTTCTTGAGATGATTTACTTCTCTTTCTTCTTCATCGTCATCCTCGTCATACTCGACATCCTCAGCAATTTCCGGTAATTCCTCATAGGACAATAAACATAACGGGCAATACTCCGAATGCATACCTCCACCGCTTTGACTTTTAATCTTCATTTTTTGTTATATTTTACAATGAGATAAAATAAATGCATGATTTTCTCTCGTTTGATGGTTTGGATTTGCATAAATGGTGAACAATGATGCAACATGTGTGCAAAACAGCAGACATGTTGACCTTTTTTGGGTTTTTGATTCACAATGTTGAGAGATATTCGGTTTATTCAAATAATGAACAAATCGTGTAAATTTATTAAAAATATTATGTGGACTACATGCATAACCCATCTTTGACCTCTTTTC